CTGTTCGGTTGTGGGACTGGGCTGTCCATCGGTCGAAGGTCCCGCGTCCGCGCATCCTCGAGCCATCCGCCGGTCGTGGCGCGCTGCTCCGTGCTGCCTTCGAGTCCGAGCATCCTCCGGCACATGCCGTCGCCTACGACGTGGACCCAGACAACGTGGCGGTGCTGCGTGAGCTTGCCGAGCGCTACCCGATCGACGTCATCGAGGGCGACTTCCTCGCGAGTGAGATCGACGTCGAAGATGGCTTCCACTTCGCGCTGATGAATCCTCCATTCGAGGACGGTCAAGACGTCGCGTTCATCGAGCATGCGTGCAAGCGGTCGCCGTGCGCGTTCTCGGTAGCGCAGGCTCGCATCGAGTTCAGCGAGGGTCGATCCGAGTTCTGGGCGTGGCACGACGCACCCAACAAGGTCGTGCTCGAAACCCGTCCGCGCTTCGGTGGGCACTCGCAAGGGATGACCGACTTCGTGCTTCTTCACACGCTGCGTCGCCATCGAAGGCGCGAGCGCGGAGAGACGATGCCGCAAGCAGTGCAGAGGTGGGCGTAGCTCAGAAATAGAATCGCGCGTGATGGAGCGCGGAGAAGGAAACTGTATGACTGGGAAAAAGAAAAAGCCTGATGACAAGCCTCGGATCGACATTGGCGCGGAGCCGCTCCTGCGCGCTCTGAAAGCCGCGCTGCCTTTCGCGAGCAAGGACCAAGAGCGGGCGCACATGATGTCGATTCGATTCGTTCACGACGAAGGCACCGAGATGGAGGTCAACTCAACCGACGGACACGCGCTAGCGCGTCTTCGGGTACCGACGTTCGGCGCCACTGAACCGATCGTCTTCTGCATGATGACCACGCACATTCCAACGTTGATCAAGGTGCTCGACAGAATCGAGCCGAAGACTCGAAGCGAGACGACTGCCTCGCTCGAAATCGGAAAGTTCAAGGTCAAGCTCACGGCCGGAGAGACCGAGCTTTTCGTGCCGAAGGTCGAAGAGCAACTCGAGTTCCCATCCGTGGAGAAGATTGCTCCAGAACGTCAGACGACTGCGCGCTCTGTGATGTCGTTTGGCATGGGACCACTCCTGCTTGCGAAAGCGCTGAAGGCCGCCGCCGAGGTCACGCACTGCGTGGAGTGGAGTATCCCAACAAATCCGGTAATGCCATTCCGGCTCGACTGCCGACCAGGGACGACCGGAATCGAGGGCTTCTTCGTCGTGATGCCGATGAGACTCGGTGACGAGGAATCCAAGGACGAAGCGATGCCGGCCTCGATGCTTCAGGACGCCTCGAAGCGCTTCCATGAGTCAGCGAAGAGCATGGGCGCGAAGGTGAGCGTGCGTTTCGGAGACGAAGAAACGGTGATTGCAGACTACAGAGACCAGACGTGAGCAACGAGTGAGAGGTCGCGCGGTCCGTAGGTACGCGCAGGGAGATGGATGGACCGATGCCTTGGTTTACTGTCGACGACGGATTCGCAGATCACCCAAAGGTGATCCAGTGCTCGCTCGCTGCGATTGGTCTGTGGACCAAGGCTGGCTCCTACTGCGCTCACCATCTCACCGACGGCAAAATCCCCAAGGCGATGGTGCGGGTGTGGGGTGGCACACCGAAGCTTGCCGCCGAGCTCGTAGCGTCCGGGTTGTGGCTGGACACCGGGCCCGACCACTACGAGTTCCACGACTGGGGAGAGCGCAACCCGCTGAGCGCCGAGGTCAAGGCCAAGCGAGCCGCCGACGCCGCACGCAAGAAAGCCGAGCGAGCAGAATCCAGAAGGAGTCCGAACGGACGTCCACACGGACACATGCCGGACGTCCGAGCGGAGTCCGATGAGCACAACGCCGATCCGTCCGGCGGGAGTCCTCGCGCGCGCGCCCGCGTCCCATCCCATCCAATCCCATCCCATCCCATCCCGACCGAGAGCGAGACACGCGCGCGCCCGGACCCCGACCAAGACCCCGACGAAGCCGACGAGCCTTGGCGGCGGCTTGACCTCACGGCGAAGCTCGTCACCGACCTTGCGGCGCTGTGGGACGGCGCTGGCGGGCTCACGGTGTCGCCGAAGCTGCGAGCCGTCTTCGAGGCACGGGTGCCCATGCTGCGGGCTGCAGCGGCGAAACGCGGCGGCGATCCGGTCGAGGAGTTCCGAACCGCGGCCGCGAGATTCCGCGCCGACCCCGTCGTCCGCGAGAAAAAGCTCGGGCTGCCGGTGCTGCTTTCACAGCTCGACCAGTGGCTCGAGGACGCGCCGGCTCGAGCCACCGAGCCCACCGACCGGCGCGCGTACCACGCCGAGTGGCAACCCCCGGCGGACGAGCGATGACCGCGCAACCCGGACGCGTTCCCCCGAACGACCTCGGCGCCGAGCGCGCGCTGCTTGGTGCCGCGCTGCTCGATCCCGACTGTCTGCACTCGGTGCTCGACGTCGGGCTCGAGGCGTCGGACTTCTATGCCTGGGCTCACGGCGCCGTGTGGGGCGCGCTGCTCGCGGTCGTGCGTGACCACAGCCGCGCCGACGTCACGCTGCTACGCGGGCAGCTCGCGCAAGCAGGGGACCTCGCCAAGGTGGGCGGCGACGAGTTCCTGCTCGAGCTCACCGACACGATCCCGCAGGTCGATCACGCCGAGCGCTACGCCTGCCGCGTGCGTGACCTGTCGGCTGCTCGAGCCACGATGAACGCCGCCTACGCGCTCCTAGCCGAGGCGTACGGCGGGCTCGAGGACGTCGGCGCCTGGCTCGACCGTGCCGAGGTTGACCTCGCCCGTGCTGCCGAGCGCCGCGTGCAGCGCGCCGAGGTCGTCACGCTGGGCCAGGCGACCGAGGAATCGATCCGCGAGCTGACCGAGCGCGCCGAGCAGAAGCGTAGGACGCGCGGTTACCCGTCGGGGATCGTGAACCTCGATCGCATCCTGTCGGGCTTCGCGCCGGGGCAACTCGTGGTCCTCGCCGGTCGGCCCGCCATGGGCAAGACGGCGCTCGGGATGCAGATCGCGACGGGAGTTGCGACGCTCACCGAGGACGCCGCGGCGCTCGTCTTCGAGCTCGAGATGGGCAAGAGCGAGATCGGCGACCGCGCGATCGCAAGCGATGCCGGCGTCGACCTTCGCCGCTACCGCAACGGCGTCATCACGAGGGAGGACTGGCCGGCGATCATCGCCGCAGCCGGTCGGCTGTCCGAAGTGCGCGTGAAGATCTGCGACACGCCCGCGCTGTCCGCGCTCGACATCGCGCGAAGGACTCGGCAGGAGAAGCGGCGTAACGAGAACCTTCGCATCGTGGTCGTCGACTACCTGCAGCTACTACGCGCGATCACGGCGCGCGAAAACCGCGAGCGCGAGGTCGCAGAGTCGAGCGCGCGACTGAAGCAACTCGCGAAGGAAGAGCAGGTCTGCGTGCTCGCGCTGTGCCAACTCAACCGCAAGTGCGAAGAGCGCAAGGACAAGCGCCCGCAGCTCAGTGACCTTCGCGAGTCAGGCGCCATCGAGCAGGACGCTGACGCCGTGCTCTTCGTCTACCGCGACGAGGTCTACGACCCGCACAGCAACGACAAGGGGATCGCCGAGATCATCATCGGCAAGCAACGCAGCGGACCCGCGGGCATGGTGCGAACACGGTTCGTTCCGGAACACACGCGATTCGACAACCTCGAGGAGAGCCATGCGCCCCATCACTACTACGACTGAGCGCACGCGCCGCGAAGCCTGGGAACTTGTCGGTCGCTGCATGCAAGCCGGTGACTATGACGAAGCGCGCAGGCAACTCGAACGCATCCGCGAACTCGGCGAGCCGCAGTCAGCGCGACCACGTCGAGCACCGCTACTGCCGCCGCTGCAAGGACATCAAGCAAAAGACCGCGGTCCACGTCGCGACAGTGGAGCATCCGCAGTTTGGAAAGGTCCGGGTGATTGAATGGCACTGCGAGGCATGCGGGGAACCGTGGCTGTGAGCGACGACGATCCGACGATGTGCGAGTACGAGGTGGATGAATACGGCTTCGGTGAGTTGATCAGGGTTCGCGGGAAGCGTTTCGGAGACTTTGCTCTGAGACGTGAAGCAAAATCATGCATAGCGATCGACGACAGCGGGGGAGCAATGCTCCTGGAACCCGGCGACTTCGTGATCGATCATCTGCCTTCGAGAATGCGCATTGCATCGTCGAAGGAAGTCAATGAGCGCGCCGTCGACGTGTTCATCGATAGCATCGCGGTAGAGCTGGACGGTTGCGCCAACTTCGACGAGATCGACTCTCGATGCGACGAGATCGGGTTTCACCCGTATCGCAAGTGGTTGTTTGACAATCAGACCGCCGAGCCCCTCACCTTCCGACAGTGGAAGCGCAAGCGTGACGAGGCGTGCGACTCCGACACGAACCCGTTCCGTGTCATCTACGACGCGCGCGACAAGATCACACCGTGGTACGTGGTCGATGAGCTGGGCACGTTCGTAATCGGATGCGGCGACGAAGCAGGCGCGCACTGCGAGGCGGAAGCGGCGTGGAACCACCGTCGCAAGCAGGAGCAGGGGCGATGACGACCGCGTCTCGCAAGCGCAGGGGAGCGCGAGCCGCGACTGGCGCGGTTCTGCTTCCGCCGTTCCTGTCCCACAACAGCGTCGAGCTTCCGATCCGCATCGTGAGCGAAGCCAACGCGCGCGAGCATTGGCGAACCAAACACAGGCGAGCGGCATCGCAAAAACTGTGGGTGCGCAGTTGGCTAGATCCGGAGGCGAAGCACAACGCGAAGCCAAGCCTGCCGTGCGTGATTACGCTGACTCGAATCGCCCCCAGGAGATTCGACGGCGACAATCTGCAACGCGGGTTCAAGGCTGTACGCGATCAGGTCGCCGCGTGGCTTGGCATCGACGACGGCAGCGCGCTGATCACGTGGGAGTACCGCCAAGGGCGTGGAGCGCCGCACACGTACGGGGTGCGGATTGAGTGGAGGGATGCATGAAACGCTCGCTCCCAATGCTGCGCGGACGGCGACCAGTTCTACGACACGTCAAGCACCCGCGCCCTGCGACCCGTGCCGACTGTCTCACTGGTGGCATGAACGCCGAGCGTCCTTGTCCTTACGTCGGGTGCGTCTGGAACCTCGCGCTCGACGTGATGCCGAACGGAACGCTCCACTTCAACGCGCCGGTGACGTTCCACGACGGCGACCCGATCCCGGAAGTGCACATCGAGCAGATGCCCGACACCTGCGTGCTCGACGTCTGCGAGCGAGAAGGGGAAACGCTCGAGGGCATCGGCGCCTACTACGGCGTTACGCGCGAGCGCATCCGGCAGATCGAAACGACGGCGCTGCGCATGCGGCGCGACCAGTTCGGAGCGGTGGAGCAGGGCGAGACGATCCCTGCGCCGTTGTCGCGCCGGCAGCTCAGCCGGAGGAAGGTTGGAACCGCAGGTGAGCAAGCGGTCTGCGCGCACGACGACTGCTCGAACGTGTTCACGCGCAAGTGGCACACGCAACGATACTGCTCGGAGTTGTGTGCAGTGAAGGCCGACCAAGACCGTCGCAAGGCGTACAAGCGGAGCGTGCGGGTATGAAGGCTCGCATCCGCGTCACCGACTTCAAGCACTTCGGGACCCTGGACCGAGGAGACGTGCTTGCCAGCAAGAAGTGGAATGCACACAGAACCGTGATCAAGCGTGGCGCCGACTGGATAGCGCTGCACGTCCCACAGCGTCTCGGATGGGTCCACGTGGTGTGCTCGACGCTACCGCGAGATGTGAGGCTAGTTCGCCGGGTAGGCTCAGCATGAGCCGCTACGTCGAGCGCCCCGCCGAGCCGCCGAGCATCCCGCGCCCGCGCGAGCAGCGGCACACGCACTGCCGATCCAAGCGCGCGTGCGACGGCATCGAGCTCACCGCTGATCGCGTCGAGACCGGCGTGTGTCAGCCCTGCGCGCGCGTGCTCACCGCGGAGTCGATCGCGCGCAACCCGAAGCTGAAGCCTGGATACGACAACGCGCGGGTGTTCAAGCGCTCGCGACCGAAGAAGCAGCGCAACGCGAACGCCAACGCGATCGGGATCGTGGCGTTTGGGGCGGCGTACGTGGGGAAGCGGGAGCGACGATGATCAACGTAGCAAAGTGCCCGCTCGACCATGTCCACGAACGGCTCGCCGGTGATGTCGAAAGACCGTGGAGATGTGTCGACTGCGGTAGCGAGGTAGTGCACGCGCAAGCAGCTAGCGACGGCCCCGATGAAGCATACGACTACGCTGTTTGGTGCACGAGCGCAGACTGCGCGCATCACGTGTGCACGCAGGTAGGCGACATGGACTGTCCGGAATGGGCACACGGATCAAGGGAACGGAAGGCAAGGGAATGACCGACGACAAATCAAACGACCAGGCATCTTCCCTACCACTACGTGACGTCTGCATGGTTCGGCGTCCCGGTTGCGAACGCTCTAGAAACACGAAGCCCCCCAGCGCGGCTAACGCTGAGGGGCTTCTACCCAACGGAGGAAGGTGACGCAGCTCCGATCCGATTCGACAGAAGGGATCATGCATGGCCACACCCGACAACGCAACCGAGTACGCGCCGCGCAGAGTCACCCGCGCGCTGCGACTCACCGACACCGGGCGCGCCGACGCCGACCTCGCGTGGTACTACGGCCCAGCGCGCGCAGCCCTGGAACGCAGTACGAGCGGCGGCATCTACGAGAAGCTCTCGATGCACTGCCCCGAGCTGATCCGCGCCGCTGGGCACGAATACGGCATGCCGAAGCCGGAGCCGGTGTACGGCTCGAAGGGGCAGGTGATCGGCTACCACGAGCCGGCGACGGTGGAGATCACCGGCGACGAGGGCATGGACATCTGGGCGTGGAAGGAGATCGCCGACCCCGTGCTGCGGCGCTACGCTGCGATCAGCCGGCGCGAGCAACTGCTCTCCGAGCTCGCGCGCGCTGTCCTCGCCGACTACTACGGTGGACCCGGCGATCACTTCGTCTCGACGCGCCTTAGCGACTGCAAGTGCGACGACGGCAAGCACGGCAAGACGTGCCGCGCCGTGTCGATCCCGCCGTCGAAGGGCGCCACGCGCTTGTGGGGGCTTTTCCACCGGACGCCCGCCGGCACCGACTGGCTCGCGCGTGTTGCTGCGAAGGCGGCGAAGGCGAACGAGCCGGACCTCGGGCTCTCGGACCTCGCGCGCATGCAGACGCAGATCTGGCTTTGGCGCAGCCCGCCGAGCGGCGAGGACAAGACGTTGACGGCTCGGCGCCATGAGTCGATGTCGGCAGCGACGGTGCAGGCGCAGCGCATCTACCGCGACGCGATCGCGGAGTGGATCGAGACGGCGCCATGAAGAAGCGCAACCCGTTCACGCCGCGCAAGATGACGCGCGAGGAAGCGATCGAGATGCTCAACGACCCGAAGGTGCGCATGTTCCCAACGGCGATGCTCGCTGCGTTCTTCGGCTGGTCGACGCGCCAGGCTCGCGACTACTTCCGCAAGGCGATGATCCAGCGCAAGAGGAATGGAGTGCTCTACGCGACGCGCGGATCGCTGCGAGAGCACTACCGCGAGGAGCTGCAGGACATGATCGAGCAGGCGGGTGATTGGTGATGGCAAGCGGAACAGCGCGAGCACGGATCGATGCCGAGCAAGCGAAGCGCTGCGCCGTTGACGAGCGCACGCGCGAGGTGACTTTCGAGGGTCACGTGCTCGGCACCCTCGTCGCACGTCGCGAAGACGGAGCGCTCGTCGTCGATGCGCCGTTCTTCGACGAGCACGGCGGCTACCGGATCACGGGCAGGATGTAGCGATGCCGGTGCATAAGAACGCTGGCCGCTACGCGAGCGAGCACCTTCTCGTGCTTGGCTTCATCGTTCGCGTGTCTGTACGCAAGCCGATGAACGGAGATCAGGTGCTGCGAAGTCAGCGATCCATCGAGAGACGGCTCAGGCTCCGCAACCCAGGCAAGCGACTCGTCGAGATGAGCAACGGCGTGAATCAGTCTTTCGTCGATGGGCTCGCCATGCACGGCGTGGAACTCGTGGAGCCGCCATTTCTCGTCGGTCCATGCGGGAACTGAACGCATCCGAAACCGCCCTCGGCAGGCAAGCGGCCGTTTCCCGTGAAAGCGCTTTCTACATCTCGCACCCGCTACAACCAGAGCGAAGCTGTGCACGGCTGTGCCCAAGAAGACGGATTTCCATTGCAGTAAGGATCAAGGAGAAGTGAATTGCTGTAGCTCGTAGGAGCGAACGACGACGCGAGCAGCGGGTCGACGCAGACAACTGGCCGGGCTCGCCGAGCCGGAACTCGACCCTCCGATGTTGCAGCATGCTTCTCGCGGGCGAGACCGAAGTCGGGCAACTTCGGCGCGGCTACGCAACCCGGCGAGCTGAAGTGAGTGAGTGCTTTCGCGAGGCGCGACATGGGCGGACGTAACGGGCGCGAGTGGAGAGACCGGGGTGCTCGCTCAGTGGCGAGCGATCCATCGACCGCCGGCAACTTCGTATCCGCTGGGGGAAAGGGGGGCGATCCTGTGCAGCGCGTTCTCGACGCTGCTCGGCAGAACGCGCCCGCCGCCTTCGATTCCGTGATCGCGATCCTGAGTGGCGGCAAGGGAGGCAAGGCGCAGCGCAATGCGATGGCGACCTTGCAAGCCTCGAAGCTGGTGCTCGACATCGCTGGCGTCATGGCGAGCGCGAGTGACGAACATCGAACCGCATTGCTGCAAGCACTCAAAAGCAGGGTGAGCGAGCGCGCATATGAGGAAGTCCTTGGCGTGCTCGCCGAGATGGCGGGCGCAGGTTCTTCGGGACCTGGCGGAGTCGAGGAGCCGGAGCGCACGCACTGATCGTTTGCTCGCGGCGCCACCGGGCACGTCGCTGACCGAGAGGTTGCTGACATCGCCACAAGCGTTCGGAATCGAGACGGCGACGCCGGCGCAGCGGGCCGTATGCCGCATCTTGGACGGCGTGCCGCTGGGTGATCTCGCTGCGCATGATGATGTCCGCGCGCTTCTTGGCGGGGCTGAAGCGGTCGCCGTCCTGACCGGACAGCCGCTCGAGTTGGTGTTCCTGGCTGCGATTCGTGCTGCGAAGACGGTGATCGCGTGCGCAGCCGCGTTACGCATGACGCAGACGGTGGATACCTCGGGGCTTGGTCCCGGCGAAACTCCACGCGTCTCGCTGATCTCGTTGAAGATCGACACGGCTCGGACCGCGTTCAACATCTTTCGAGGCGCAATCGAGGCGTCTTCCGAGTTGCGCTCATTGCTCATTGACGAGCCCACGCAAGACGCGCTTTCGATTCGACACCCGAGCGGAAGGCCGATTGAGGTCAAGGTCACACACGGAGCAAAGGCCGGCGGAGGTCTCGTGTCCGTGTGGTCGGCAGGGGTCATCTTCGACGAGGCCCCGCGCATGAACGGCGCAGACGATGCGGTCGTGAACCTGGACGACGCGCGGAAAGCAGTGCACGGACGCTTGCTGCCTGGCGCTCAAGCACTCTACATCGGCTCGCCATGGGCGCCGCATGGCCCAGTCTACGACATGGTCAAAGAGGGTTGGGGCAATCCGACCAGGACGCGCGTCGTGCTTCGCGGAACGGGCCCAATGCTCAACCCGGTGTGGTGGACACCGGAGCGTTGCGACGCGCTACGCAATGACAATCCCGGTGCATACCAGACCGACGTGCTCGGCGAGTTTGCAGACCCCGATGGGGGACTCATCGCGATCGATGCGCTCAAGCGCAGTACGCGCACGCTTCAGGGCGATCTTCCATACGAGCTGCGCGGACAGTACACCGCGGCGATCGACCCAAGCGAAGGCGGCGCCAACGGCAACCCGTGGACGCTCGTGATCGTGAAGCGTGAAGAGCGGATGAAGCCGGCGAGCAAGCCGGATGGTACGCCGCTGTTCAACAACGATGCGACGCGCACCATGCGTCCACACAAGTTCTATCGGGTTGCGCTCGTGCGCGAATGGCGCGGCGCTCGTCCCGGGCAGGTGCTCGAGGAAGTCGCGCGAGCGTGCCGGGGATACGGGCTGAGCAAGGCGGTCACCGACCAATACGCGGGCGCCGCGAACGCTGACCTCGCAGCACAGCACGGTCTGACGCTAGAGATCATTCCGTGGACAGCTCCGCGCAAGGTGCAGGCGTTCACGGACATGGCGACGCACATCGAAAGCGGAGACATCGAGCTGCACGCAGATCCGCAGCTACAACGCGATCTCGCAAGTGTTCGCAAGCGAACGACGCAGCAAGGAGTTGCAATCGTGCTGCCGCAGATGGGCGACGGCCGACACTGCGACTATGCGCCAGCACTGGCAAGCGCCATTGAGAATGCTGGCGCATCCGAGTGGAGCTCGAAGACGTTCTCGGTGCGTGGGCTGTGATGGGCGAGATTTTCAGCTTGGACGCGGCGCGCCCGCACCTCAGCGGGCCTGCTCGGTGTCTCGACTGCAAAAACGAATGGGACGCTGTTTGCCCGATAGGCGCTCTGTGGCTGCAGTGTCCGCATTGCAGCCTGATGCGAGGCAGGCTCATCGGTGAGCACGTGCGCGACGGCGCGCACTGGACATGCTCGTGTGGCAACGACCTTTTTCATTTCCACGATCAAGCCGGCATGTACTGCCCAAACTGCGGAGCGGTCCAGTCAGGCATGTGAGCGACCATGGCTGACCTCGTAGACCGACTCACAGCAACGCGTGACGGCTACAAGGAAGAGCTGGTATGGCACCGGTTCTTGCTCGACTCGTACACGGGTGCCGGCGGTTTCGCTGGCCGCGTGAAGCCGCCACCGTCAGACTATCTCGGATGGGCAGCGGCGGTCTACTCGGGCGGCTCGATCGCTCAGTCACTCGCAAGCGGTGACACGCGCGACACGTACCTCGATCGGTTCCCGCGCGAGGACCAAGCCAAGTTCGATCGGCGCTGCGACGTCGCACACTTCGTCAACTACGTGGGTCCGATCTGTGACCTGCTCGGGAGCTACCTCGCAGGAGCGCCGCCCAACCGAGAAGGCATCGAAGGTAGCGATCTCGAAGGGTGGGCGCAGGACGTCGACGGGCGCGGCACCACGTGGGACGACATGCTCGGCTCCACGATCATCCCGCGCGCGCTGCAACTCGGGTGGTGCCCGGTGCTGTTCGACCGTGACCAGCCGGCGCAAGGCGTCACGACTCGAGCGCAGGAGCGGCAGACCGGAGCACGAACCCGAGCAGTTCCGTTGTTTCCGGGTCAGATCCTTGCCTGGGAAGTCGACGACAGCGGCAAGCTGGTGTGGGTGAAGATCAGGCTCGATTACGTCGAGCAACCCGACCCGCTCAGCGAGCCCGTCAAGTACACCAAGATCCAGATCTGGACGCGTGAGAACGTCACCGTCTACCGAATCGACGAGAACAAGGGCAAGAGGACCGCGAGCGTCATCCAGGGGCCAACGAGCCACAACCTGGGCATGGTTCCGCTGGTTCGGTTCCGAGCCATCCCGGCACCCGATGATGCGGTTCGAGGTATCTCCGCTGTCGGCAACGTCGCCGTGGAGAACCGCCGGCACTTCAACTGCCTGAGCGAGCTCGACGAGCATCTGCGCAGCACGGTGTTTGCGCTGCTGCAAGTGCCTGTGCCGCCGAAGAGCGAAGCGCCCAAGGAGCTGCTCACCGGCAACGGAAACGCGGTCCCGGTCCCAAGCGACGCGACGCAAGGTTACGAGTTTATCGCGCCGCCGCAGACGGTGGCGGACACGTACGAGAACAGGCTCAAAGCCATCGAGCGCGAGATCTACCGCATCGCGTCTGTGCCGTTCGACAACGACTCGGGCGCAGCTCAGTCCGGCGTGTCGCGCGCATACCAGTTCGAGGGCACCAACAAGCGTCTAGTGAAGATCGCCGCCGGCATGGCGAGCGCAGAGCAGACCGGTCTGCAAATCGTTGCGCGCCAGATGGGTCGTGGCGACAAAGAGGTAACCGCGATCCGCGTCACGTCGCAGCAGGACTTTCGTGTCGACGATCTCGCCGTCGACCTCGACAACCTGATCAAGGCCATCGGCGTCGAAGGAATGAGCGCGACAGCGCACATGCTCATGGTGCTGCGCAACGTTCTCAAGCTGCTGCCGAACCTGACCGCGGACCAGCGCAAGACGATCGAATCCGAGCTAGAGGCAAACCGGCTCCGGATGTTGGCGCAAGCGGAGTCGTCAGTCGACGAAGACGACAGCGACGACGACTCGGAACCGGACGACAGCGACGAGTCCGACGAAACCGACCAACAAGGCGCAGCCGCCTAAAGGTTGACCGATGCTCCGGAACGGACTCTTTACGCGATCGTTCACGCTCGCCAAGGCGAGCGGGCACTACTCCGATCCCGATGGCATCAAGACTTCGGTCGCGACCGTTGCGGAAGACGTAAGCTACTCGGGCTCAGCGCTCGACGGCGTCGGCGCCAACACGTGCGGCGGAGGGTTCAACGCGCTTGCATCATGGCCGACCGTTTCAACTGCTGCTCAGGCAGCGGGATACGAGGCTGATTCGACCGTTACATTTACCGGTACGTTCCAAGGCGTTCCGGCCACGCGCACGGCAACCATTGTCGAAGCCAACGGGGGCGAAACGTTGATCGCCGACGGACCGCTCGACATCGGATCGGTGACGCAAATCGATATTCAGGAACAGCCTGGCACCGATGGCACCTTCACCTTCGGGTGGACCGACCTAACGCCTAGAACGCCGGACACGGCTTGGATGGTGGTCGTGCGTAGCGGCATTGGATCGATCACCGTGCAGAGCGAAACGCTCGACCAAGATACGATCACGCTTCAAGCCGATGGCGAGCACAAGGCTTGGGTGAAGCGCATCCTTGATGCGACTGAAGTAGACGTCACGGTCTACGAATAGATCACGCCCAGTGCCTGACCGACCAGGCGCGATCAAGGGCAATCGTCGGACACGGCGACCCGCCGCCTAAGCGGGATACAAGTGGCACCCGGGCCACCGAAACCGGGAGCGGAGAGACCCATGTTTGTAAAGCTGATGCGCGCCCATGCGCTTGTGGTTCCGTCTCGAACATCGTTGTGCAGCGCCGATGCAGGAGATGGCGGCGATGGCGGCGATGGCGGCGGTGCCGGAGACGGCGTCAAGAAGCAGCTGTCGCAGGACGAGGTCAACCGCATCGCCGCGAAGCAGAAAAAGGAAGGCGAGCGTGCCGGCCGAGAAGCAGCGGAGGCCGAGTGGAAAGAGAAGTACGCCGAACTTGAGGCGAAGCTCGAGGAACAGCGCAAGGCAGCGATGACCGCCGACGAGCGCGCCGCCGAGGAGCGCAAGCAGCGCGACGAAGCCGAGAAGCGCACCCGCGACGAACGCGAGGCGAAGCTCAAGAAAGAGCGCGACGAAGCCAAGGCCGGCCACGCCGCCGCGGTCGAGCGATGGAAGAATGATCGGCGCGACCGTGAGCTTCAGACGGCACTGATTGCAGCCAAGGTCTACGTGCCAGCATCCGAGGACGCTGCGGCGTCGATGCTCCGCAACGCGAAGATCGAGCTCGACGACGACGGCTCAATCAAGAGCATCGTCTACGCCGGAAAGGCGTACGACACGCTCGAAGAAGCGGCGAAGAGGTTCATCGAGGACAAGCCGCACTTCGCGCAAGCGTCGGGCGTTGGCGGCGCGGGCACACGCGCTGGAAACAGCGGCGGGGCCGGAGCCAACAGCAATACGAAGCTGCACGAGTTGAGCCGCGAAGACCTGACGCAACGGATTCTCGAAGAAGACAAGGCAAGCGGTCGCGCAAGCCGGATGTAGCCCACATGGGGTTTGCCAGGTGGGGCCGAGTCATAAACAAAAGCAAGGAGATCGATAGATGACTACCACCCTGCTCGAGGCAGAGCGCGCTTCGCAAAAGCCGTTCGCCGCTGCAATCCTGAAGGAACTCGTTCTATCGGACGAGCTGCTGCCCATGCTGCCGTTTGTTCCGAAGGTCGGAATCGGGTTCACGTACCAGCGCGAAAAGGCTCTGCCGAGCTTTGCCATGATCTCGGACACCGCGACCAGCATCGCGCAGTCGACGGGTCAGACCGAGACGATCTCGGTGATGAACCGTCGCGCCGTGAGCGACTTCTACGTACAGGCGATGGCCGAAGAGATCGGCCCCGAGTTCGTCAAGCAGGCGCTCATGAAGACCAAGGCAGCGGGCCGGTTGCTGAGCGACAAGATCATCAACGGTGGATTCATCACCGGATTCACGCTGTCGTCTGGTACCATCTTCACGCAAGGCGGATCGGCCTCGACGCCGTTCGTCGATGCGCTCGTGGCCGCGTCCAGCTACATGGACAGCACCCGCGAAGGCCCGGGCTCCATCAAGTACACGCACACCGGCACGCTGGTGCAGTTCCGCGCGCCGGGTGACACCGAGTTCGGTGCCGCCGTCGACATCTCCGGCGGCGATGGCAACTACACGCTCTACAGCGTGAACCCCAGCAAGTGGATCACGGTCACGCTCGACGTGACCGACGCTTCGGCCGATACCCAGGCGCACATCTACTTCACCTCGAGCACCGACGACTTCGACGGACTCAAGGTGCTGATCCCGCCTGGCCAGGTGCGTTCCAGCGTCGGTGCCGCGGGTGACGCGCTGTCGCTCTCCATACTCGACGAGTTGATGCACTCGGTCTACGCCGGCCGCAACCGTGCGTTCCTGATGAACGCGCAGCTCATCCGGAAGTACAACGCGCTGATCCGCGCAGCGGGCGGTGCCACGATGATGGAACTCGCGACCGGACAGGTCGTGCCGTCCTACAACGGCGTGCCCATCCTGCGCAACGACAACATCGCGAGCAACGAGGTCAAGTCGGCCACCACGCTTTCGAGCGTGTACCTGGTCTCGCTCGACCCCGATGAGGGTCTGTACATGGGTGCGTGCGGCGGCGAGACGTTCGACGTCTCCGCGGACCCGCGCAACGCCTCGCTGATGGGCTTCCGCCTGCGCGAGCTCGGACCGATCCAGGGCACGGGCGGCGACGTCATCGGCGGTCGCTTGGCGTTTTACGGCGGTCTCGCTCTCGGCAGCACCAAGAGCGCGGCTCGAGCCAAGGAAATCGTCACCGTGTGATGAGAGCGGCGGCGCCTTAGCGAAAGCTCTGAGCGCCGCCGCGCTTCCAATCCCGAGGACCACATGGCCACTGACATCTGGAAAATCCCGCTCGACGACAACGGCGCGGTGCGCGGCAGCTACTACCTGCGGCACGCAAGCGTGATCGACGACACGATCGGAACCACCCAGTTTGTCAACGGCCGGTCAGTCGAACCTGTGACAGGCACGAAGCTGATGAGCATCGTCGCAGCCGTCGGAGCCGATCTCGATCTCGAGCCAGCCGACGACGATGCGCGAGCGGCGCTCGGCATCAAGTCCGAAGCGACCAAGCCGCTTCCCGAAGCTGCTGTCGATGGCCGCAGCTCCGGACCGGAGGCGAGCGATGTGGCCTCTGATGAATCCGAGGATCGCCAACCCAAGCATCAATCCCGGCAAGAAGTCGGTGGCCGTCGGGGCAGGCGGTGACTATCGCGCTGTCGAGCGTCGCATTGGTCGATGACGTCGCGGCAGAGTTGGGGAGCCAAGAGGTCGTCGACTCGCTGGAGACGGTTACCTCAAACGCGTCATCCGCGATGCAGTGGGCACTCGATGAGGCGCTGTGGCACCTGCGCAACCGGGTACCACCAATCGCAGACTCTGACCTCGCAGACGTCACCGAGCTCAAGATGATCGTGGTCTATGGAGCCATCGCGCGTCTGTACCGGCAAAACATCACGACCGGCATGGGCGACGACGTCTCGAGCGCGAAGCACGACATCTACAACAAGATGTTTTCGCAGAGACTCAGTAGCCTGCGACCGACGCTTGCGGCGTCGATGGTGGCTGCGCCCGCGTCCATAGCGCTCCACAGGCGGTGAACGCTTCATGAACGCTCACCTCGAAGTGCACGGCGTAGCGCACGCCATGGCCGTCGTGCTCTCCGAGATCGGCGAGGCAACCCGCGAGGGCCTTGCTCGAGCCGGCGAGATCGTGGCCGAGGAAGCTCGGCAGAACCACGAATACAAAGACCGGACGTTCTGGCTCACGCGCTCGATCGCTTCCGACGATCCAGTGGGCAACTTCTTCGGCGGGACGCTCGAGTGCGAGGTAGGCGCCGACGCGCCGCACGCGGCAGCCATCGAAGTGGGATCGCGAGCGCACGTGATTCGCGCGCGTAACGCCAAGATGCTGCGCTTCACCGGGCGCGACGGGCGCCTGCACTTTCGCAAGCAGGTGAACCACCCAGGGACGAAGGCGTACCGGTACCTCGCTGGCTCGCTCGAGCGCGAAGCGGATGCCGTAGCAGAAGCCGTGATCGACGGCGCGCTTGAGGCCTTCGAGGCCGCTGGCTTCGACGTCGAGCGCTGACCCATGCCGATCGATGGAAACGAGGACGTCGTTATCGCGACTCTCGCGAAGCTTTCGCGAGCTGCCATCGAGTCTGAGATCGGTTCGGACGCGGTAAGGGTCGTGTTTGAAGATCCAAGGGACCTTCAAAACGCCGGATCGGCCGCGCTGCCTGCGCTGTGCGTGTACAGGCACTCCGAGACCCGCAAAAGGATCAGCTCTGCAAGCGTCGCAAGGAACATCGTGGTGGCGTTTGAGTACACGATGCCAGCGGCTTCGATGGAACGAAGAGTTGGGCGCTGGCCGACTCTTCCTCTCGTATGGGGCGCCGTTTCTGACGTCTGCTGTGCAGGGCACCATCCAAACGTCAACGACGACGCCGACGTGTTCGCGCTTGCGTCGATCGACGTCTATGAGGACACGGCTCGCGTTGAGTATGGACTCGCGCCGAGCGGCGGTGACTCCTACGGGATGTTTCGAGCACGTCTTACGGTTGAACACGTTCCAGAGAACATCAGCGCGAGCGATCTCTACAAGTTCCTCGGCTTGGACTCGGCCTTCGACATTGCGACGAGCTTCCTTGCCGAGGCGTACGTCGACGAGGCCACGGCCGACACCCCTGGTCAGCCTGGCGTGAGCACCGGCGAGGGACCGGTTGCAACCGACGTCGATGGCCACCCTGACGGATTGCCGGAGCCACCATGAAGAAGCCTGAGAGCCACTCGACCGGGCGCGTGTTCGTTCGTCCGAACCTGAACGCTGCGACCGGCGAGGCGTACAGCACGCACCACCCGTCGAACCGCAACGAGCGGATCCCGAGCGCTGGCGCGTTCGTGCCGAACGACATGTTCACCAAGCGCCGGATCCGCGAGGGCTCGTGGGCGCTCTCGCAACCCACGGCGCCCGAGCCGCAAGCCGTCGCCGCCGAGCCGACCGAAGACATCGGGCGCAAGCGCTCGCGCGCATCGGCCGAGTGACACACATCCCCGTCGCAAACCGCTGAGGGCAAAACATGACCGTTCCGTTCAACACGATCGCGTCTGCGGGTCTGATCCGCACCAACGTGCACGCCATCGAGGCCGACGGCTCGCGCGCGATCCAGGGACGCACCGCGCGCTCGCACAAGATCCTGTACATCGGGCGCAAGCTGACCGCGGGCTCGGTGGCCGAGCTCGTCGCAACGCGCGTGTTCTCGGGTGACGAAGCCGACGCTTATTTCGGCGTGGGTTCCGAGCTCGCAGAGATGGTCCGCGCTGGCAAGACCGCGAACAGCTTCACCGAGATGTGGGCGATCGGAATCGACCCGCTGACCGGCGGCACCGCTGGAACGGTCACCGTCACGATCACGGGGCCGGCGACGGCCGACGGCACGATCCATCTCTACATCGCTGGTCATTACATCCCGGTCGCAGTGTCGAATGGTGACGTGCAGAACGACATCGCCACCGCGGTCAACGCTGCGATCCAGGCGTACGGCAAGTACGCGCGCCTGCCGTTCACAAGCAGCGTCGGCACGAACGTCGTCACGCTCACCATGAAGTGGAAGGGCGTGGACGTCTCCGACGTGCGCACCAACTACAACGACGGCGACTTCACCCCGGCGGGCCTCACCGTCGCGGTTGCAGCCGGTGTCGCGGGCGCGGGCAACCCCGACATCAGCGAGGTGATCACCGCGATCGCTGCGCAGCATTACGACACGTTCGCTCACCCGTTCATCGACGCGACCAACATGGGTCTGTGGAAGACCGAGATGGCCCGCCGCTGGGAGGGCATGGTCAAGAAGTGGTCGAGCAGCTTCGTCGGCCACGTGGGCAACCACGGTGCGGCGACCTCACTCGGCAACGCGCACAACAGTCCCTACGTGACGATCGTCGCAGGCAACACGTCGCCGACGCCCCACTACATCTGGGCGGCCGTCGGCGCCGCGGTCGACGCGAAGGAGCCGATGCCGTCGCGCCCGCGCCAGACGCTTGCGCTTCCGGGCTGCTTGCCTGCCGCGCGCGACGAGGTGTGGACCGACGACGAGCTCAACGCGCTGCTGTTCGACGGCGTCAGCACGCACCGAGTCAGCGAGTCTCGCGACGTCACGATCGATCGATTCATCACCACCTACCAGACCAACGCCCAGGCGGTGGCCGACCCGACGTGGCTCGACATCTGCACGCCGCGCACGCTCGCGGCGATCATGTACGACCTCGACAGCTCGGTGAGCATTGCGTACCCGCGTCACCTGCTGTCGGACGACGGCGGGGAGTTGCCGATCGGATTGCCTGTCGTCACGCCCAAGGTGATGAAGGGCCACATCCACAACCGCTGGAAGTTGTGGCGTGACGCCGGGTGGGTCGAGCCCGCGAGCGAGGAAGACTTCCTCGACACGCTGATCGTGGAGCGCCCCGACGACTCGCGTACGCGCCTCGACGCGCAGCTCTCGCCCGACATCATGAACCAGTTCCGCGGCCTGAGCGCGCAGGTGTCGTTCGTCCTGTGACGTCGCCGCGCGTTCGGTAACGAGCGCGCTCTTCAAGCCCAGCCAAGCAACTAGCCGGCGCCATCGAGCGCGCGGCGAAAGGTACCGCCATGGCCCGAACCGCAGGCGTAGTGAAGGTGCTGCTCGACGGCATCGACTACGGAACCAAGAGCGCCACCTACCGCATGGGTGGCAAGACCAAGACCTCGCAGTTTGCGAGTGGAAAGCGCACGGGCTCGAGCGAGCAGCCGAACGCTGGGCACATCGAGGTCGTGTATGAGCACCTCTCGACGACCGACTTCGCGACGCTGAGGGAGTGGGAGGGCACGGCGACGGTCATCTTCGACACCGGAGACGTGCACACCGTGGCGAACGCCGAGGTGATGGATTCCGTCGAGCTGCAAGGGCAAGGCAACGGCATCAGGCTCATGATCGAGGGCGACCCCGGGCAGCCAGGCTGATCACAACATGCAGGCCAAAGACGAACGCGTACGGGCGATGCTCTCAGGGCGTCGCTTCGTACGCGTTATTCCTTTTCCAGGGTCAGACGATATCTCGGTCGGGCTTCGCGTGCTCACCGAGCGCGAGATCGACGAGGCGCGGCTCGACGCGATCAGTTACGTGCGCGGTGAGGCCGACAAGCGGCGGATCGACCCGGTGCAGATGCTCGCGATCGACTCGCAGCTCGTGGACCGCGAAGCCGAGCGCGCGATGCTGTTCCGCGCATGCATCGATCCGGAGACCGCTAGCGACGCCGATCCGAAGCGGTTTTTCGACACGCAAGAGCGTCTCCGACAGATCGACTCGGTGATCGTCAAATCGCTGTTCGAGGCGTACCTCGATCACCAGGACTACGTGAGCCCGTATCGCTTGCTGAGCGACGACGAGGCGCGGGAGCTGGCAGACGCCATCTCAAAAGGGCAGAGCGCGACGGCACTCTTGGCGCAGTTCGATGCGCCCATGCTCAGGCGCTTGCTGCGTTCTATGGCTGCCCTGCTGTCGAGTGCTCCGACGTCCAAGTCCGATACTTCTGGGAGCTCCAACTCCGATGGGCCGAGCTGAACAAGCGCGAAAGCTGAGCCATGCCGGGACAAGTGACGACGAGCGCACGCGCGATCATTCGGATCGGCGCCTTGCCCGAAAGCGGGTTACAGCGCGCGCTCACCGGCACCGTGACTGCTGTGCGCCGTGCGCAGCGCGACGTCGACGCCGACAACACGCGAAGCGTTCGTGAGCGCCAAAAGAACGAGGAGCGTTTGCAGCGCTGGATCGCGAAGCAGCAGCAGGACGGCGCCAACACCCAGTTTCGGATCAATCAGCAAAAGCGGCGCGAGGAGCAGCGGCTCGCCGCTGACAAGCAGCGCACTGAGGAGCGCTCGCGCAGGGAGTCTGAGCGGCGCGCTCAGGACCTCGCCAGGATGGAAATGCGGATCCGTCGCGAGGTCGCTCGCACGGCTTCTCGCGAGGCCGAGCGCACGGCACGCACGCAGATCCGAGAAGCGCAGCGCGCCGCGCGCGAGGAGCAGCGGCTCGCGCGGCAGACATCCGACCGAAGGCGGGCGCTCATCGCTGGCGGTGTCGGTGCAGCCTACGGGGCCGCGGCCGGCACGCTCGGACTCGTGCAGCGTGCGCAGGGCGTCGCGGGCGTGGGATCGATCGAGCAACGCCTGCAGACCGCTACCGACTTCCGACAGACGTTGATCCGGACGGCAGGCGAAGCGGGCATGAGCGACGAAGAGCGCTCTGGGCTCGAAGAGAAGCTTCTCAAGACATCCGAGCGCACGAACATCTCGATCGCTGACCTCGCCGCTGGCATGGCCACTGCGCAGGTGCGATTCGATGCGCTGCGCGATTTTGCCGAGGTGATCGACGACCTTGCTGTCGTGGCTACGGCTACAGGCGAGCCGCTAGAGGATCTGATCGGAGCGCTTGGCTCTGCGCGAAACGCATTTCAACTCGACGCGCAGGGGATGAAGCAGTTTGTCGACGTTCTCGCTTCGACCTCTGCTCGAGGCGCGATCGGTGCTGGCGATATCTCGCGCGACCTTGCGGCGTCGATGGGAACCTTCGCGCTGTCGAGCGGTAAGCGAGGCATCGAAGGGGCACGAGAGTTCCTCGCGACCGCTCAGGTAATCGGCGGCTCGTCGCAAGCTGGATCGGCTGAAACGTCGACGATGCTCGAGCGGTTTCAGCAGCAGATTGCGCTTCCAGATATCCAAAAGAAACTGGCACGCGCGGGAGTGCGCGTTCTCGACGATCAGGGTAATCAGCGAAGCATCGGCGACATCGCGCAGCAGATGGCTGCGAGCAAGCCGTTTCAGAGCCAGGAAGTTCGCAAGCTCGTGTTTCCCGAGCTCCGTGCCATGCGTGGCGCGGAGTTCTTGATGAGCGCTGTGCAGGCAAACCCAGAGGCGTTTACCTCGTTGCGTGATGTCGAAGCCGGCGCCGGAGACGAACTCATCTCGAAGCAGTTCAACAGGCTTTCAAACGACGCGCTTTTCAGCTTCCAGAATATCGGCACGCGCGCGCAAGCGACGACAGTGCGTGACGCTGACCGCATCGTCAAAG